GCGGATAGTCGGCCGCGATGTCGTCGCGTTCCCAAAGCAGGCTGTCGCCCGCGACGACGAGCGTGGGCTCGGCGTCGGCGGCCGTGGTCAGCGCGTTCATGATCGTCGGTTCTTCCTTCTAGCGCAGCCGGCCCATCCAGCTCCCGCCCCGCCGCGCCATCGGGCGGCGCTTGCGGGCGGAGCTGGAGGCGGCCGCCGCTTCGGTTGGTTCGGTCGCGGCCGCTGCCGGGGCAGGCTCGCCGCCCTCCCTTCCGGGAGGATTGGTTTCGATCAGGCCGATCTGCGGATCATTCACCGGCTTCGGCGCCCGGAAATCCTTCGGCACCCAGCGCATGTCCGATCGGCTCTGCGCGAAGGGCGGCCGCAGGATCGCGGCATAGGCGTAGACCAGAAGGTCCCACGTCTCGTTGCGAGCGCGGAGTTTCTTCCACTTGCCCGCCTCCAGCTGCTCGGCGGTCATCTCGTCGACATGCTCGTCGTCGAGATCGCCCGGCAGATGGATGTACCCCGGCCCCGGCTTCGACCGCCGTAGCCGCGCATCGATGATGCACTTGATCGCATGCACGTTCGGCAGCCAGAGCCGCGCGCTGTTCCGCTTGTTTCCGCCCTTCAGCTTCTGATCAGCGAACTGCGCCGGCGGCATGATCTTGCCGCCCGGCTTGTTGCCGCCCTTGATCAGCGTGATCCGCTGCGGATGCACGCCCAGCGAAACCGCCGCGTGCCAGAATTTCGCCGCCGCGTCCGTCACGCCGTCCGCTCCGCCCGTGTCGATCGCGACGGTGAGCGGCAGCACCGTGCGCCCCGACCCGTCGGCGAGCGGCACGCCCTGGCTGAACAGCGGCAGCAGCACCTGCCAATGCTCCGGATGCCGGGCGGGGTCGACCTGCGTCAGCCCGTCGCCCAGCACGTCGATCGTCCAGCGGCGGATCAGCCAGCCTTCCAGCCCGTCGCCGAAGCCGAAATCCATGCACTCGAAGCGATTGGCCTGCACGTCGACGAGACGCACCAGCACCTTCACCCCGGCGGGAACCGTCCCGCTCGCGAAACCCGGCTCGCGCCGCGCCTTCAGCTCATCGGCGCCGAGCGGTTTCTCGCCCGACAGCTGCGACCGATAGTTGCGCCCGCCCTTGACGTTCATGAACGCCCTGAGCAGCGTCTCATCCTGCCGCGCCTCCCAGGCGATCTGCGCCTCGCGCCACTGGCGGGCGAGCTTTCCCCACGTCGTGAAGGCGAGCAGGCCATCCACCCGGAAGCCGCGCCGGCGCTTGCCCGCGTCCGGATTGCGCGCAACCCATCCCCGGTTCGGCAGCTCCTTCAGGCTGTCGAGCAGCCGGCGCCGGTCGCCCGGCTCAAGGATGCAGCCATTGGCCGGGCAGATGACGTGCGCCGAGGCCTCGGCCTGATCGGGCGTGCCCTTCGCATCGAAGCGCAGATCGCGCGAAATATCGGGCTCGAAGCGCTCGCCGCAGCTCGGACAGACCGGCATCAGCCGTTCATCCGTGCCCCCCGCGACGAACGCTTCGATCCCGCCCCCATCCTCGCGCGCCGGCGATGACGAAACGAACTTGGTCTCGCGGCCCTCGAAGGCGGTGCCACGCGCGTCGAGCAGCTGCACCGCCGAGCCCTGCCCGTCGATATCGTCGGGGATCTGATCGAAATCGTCGAGCCAGCCACGCGGCACCGGCCGCGCGCGGAACTGCGACGCCACCGGCCAGATCGACCGCAGGAACATGCCCCTGAATTGCTTCAGGAAGATATTGTCCGCCCCGACTTCGGGCAGCAGCTGCGCCTTCAGCTCGGGCGTGCGCTGGATCATCGGCGCGATGCGCGTCTTGACGTAATCGTCCGCCATCGCCTTGTCGGGCTGGCAGATGATCAGGTCCGCCGGATCATGCTCGATCGACCAGCCCACCCAGGCGTTGCCGATCTCGGACTTGCCGGCCTGCGCCGGCCCCATCAGGCCGACTTCGGCCGTCTCGGGATCGCCGAGCGCGTCCATGATCTCGGTCTGCCAGGGCAGCGCCTCGTCATCGAAGCCGGTGTAACGGATCGCCCACTGGCTGACTGAAAGCCGCAGCTTCGGGCGGATCAGCCTTGCCGCACGCCGTACCAGCGCCGCACCCGTTTCAAAGGGCGGGATCGCCTTGATCGGTTGATGCAGCATCACTCATTTTTTCCAGATCGTCGGCCAGCTCGCCGAGATCGGCCTCGATCAGCCGATCAAGCGCCGTGATCTGGTCGCGCCCGAGGTCCACCCTTTTCGACAGCCGCAGCGACAGGGAGCGAAGTCGCTGCTGAAATTTCACAAGCACCTGGCCGAGCGCCTGCTCGACGCTCGCCTTGCGGATCAGATCGCCGCGTTTCTCGGCGAGCTTGATGCCGACAAGCTCTTCCTCCATCAGCGCGCGCCGCTCGGCCGAGCTGAGCCCGGCCTTTTCCTCGGCCGCCGCTACCGCGTCTTCGCCGAGCAGCTGCAGGCCGAGCTGGCGCACCGCCTCGCTTTTCGCCCGCGCCGCTTCCTCTTCGCGCTGCTGAAGGTTCCGGATGAAGCCCCAGGCCTCTTCCAGATCGAATTCATAGGATCGCCCGTTCGTCCCGCGCGAGCGGATCGGGAAGTCCGCATGCGCATCGATCAGGCCCCGGATCGTCGGTTCCGACGGCATGCCGGGCATCTTCACCAGATCGCCGAGGTTGCCTATCATACCGAAATCCAAAGAAAAAAACCAAGCACCCCAAAAATACCGGACACTCACAAACCCCGCGCCTTTGCGCCCCGCATACGCATTTTGCGCCGGGAAGGACCCAAAGGGGGGAGGGGTCGGCGGCGACGATCAGGCGGCCGGCCCCAAAACGGTCGCGGCCCCCCCAGGCCGGAGCCGGGTCGGGGCGCGGCCGGGAAGGAGAGGATGCCTGAAAGGCCGCCCGGCAATCCGCCAGCAAGACGGGTTCCCAAGCATGGCGAGAAATAGGTCCAATCACCCCTAGAGACGAACATGCAAAATTTGCGAGCCGAAACATTCTAGGGCTTGACGGCCTCTAGGCCCGGTTTTCTGCGGCATTGAGACGATTGCAGATCATGGTGATGGCGCGCGAATAGCGCATGCGCAGGCCGTCCGTGGTCCAGCTCGCCCCATCCGGCATCGCGCGCCGCACCGCCGTCCATGCCACCCTCGTGCTTTCCTCGCGGGCGAGCTGGCGCAGCGCGAGGCCCATGATCCGGCGGCTATCGCCCTCGGGCACGTTCATGACCCACCCGAGCGCTTCCTCCATCTCCGCCACCTCGCGGCGCGTCAGGCCAGGCTTTCGCGGCGCTTCATCGCTGTCGACATAATCCCCCCACTCGCGCTTGACCTGACGCCAAAGCGCCATGGTCGCGGTCGACAGCCATCCCCGCTCGCGATCGGGCATGCGGCCCATGTTGCGCACGGCCTCGACAAGGCGCGTCTCGACGGCATCGAACGTCCAGAAATCCCCATCATCGGCGTCCGGAAGGACGCCGGAACGATGATGGAAGGATTGATCCGATCTCACGCCCATAAAATATCCTCGTAAAAGAGTAACTTAGAACAAAAGCCGGAAGGGTCGGAAGGATCGGAAGGATTATTCAAACCGTTGTTCATGCGCCTGCGCGCGCAGGCATGCGCGCCCATGATGTCAGCGGTTCAGCCCAACCCTTCCGATCCTTCCAATCTCCCGGAAATCCGCGCCCCGTGCCTTCCGCAAACCCTTCCGCCACCCTTCCACCCCGGAAGGATCGTCAGGGAAGTTCGTCGTCATCAAACCCCGGCACCGGCTCATCGGCGTACGCGGGCGGGGGCAGCTCATCCTCGTCGGGCAGCGCGAACGGCCGTGCATTGCCCTCGCCATCGACGAAATCATGCACCTCGCGGATCAGCTCGATATCGAGCCACTGCATCCCGTCGCTGGCTTTCTTGCGCAGCCCCTTGTCCATCAGCGCCTTGGAGAAGCCCTTGTTGGACCACGCCTTCTCACCCGCCACGACGCACCACGCCTCATAGACCGCGTGCAGCCGCGACGATTGCACCCGGCTCCCCGCCGATGCCTTCGTGCAGAGCTTCAGGAAGCGCCCGAGCGGATCGCTGGCGTCGCGATATTCGGCCGTCGCCCGCGTCACGCTCTCCGGCTCAATGAGGCCGTGCCGCAGCCAGTCGAGCAGCCCGGCGATCAGCCGGTTGAATATGCCGCTCGCCTCGCCCTTCAGCTTCTCGGGCAGCGCTTCATCCTTGTCGGCGTCCGCGATCTGGCTTTCCCACGGGATCAGCTTCACGCGCCGCCAGATGCCGTTATCGGTGCCACTGATGCCGAGCCAGTGATTGCCGCTGATCGTCAGCTTGTAGAGCGGCCGCAAATCGAAAAAGCCCTTGTTCAGGAAGCGCACCGCCATCGGCTCGCCGCCCGTCACCAGCTTGATCAGCGCCTCGGCGAGCTGCGCGCCCTTCTCGGGCTCGGACGTTCGCAGCATGCGCACGCCGCCCAGCCTCGCGAGGTCGGGCGTCGGGTTGCCGCCGCTCTTTTTCACGCCCTGATCGAGGAAGGTCTCGATCCCCACCGTCGTCGAATAATCGCCGGCGACATGCGCCCAGGCGTCGATGATGGTCGATTTGCCGTTGCCGCCGCCGCCATGCCAGAAATGGAGCTTCTGCTCGCCCATCTCGCCGGTGAGGTTCAGCCCGCCCCACTGGTGGAGATAGCGGCGCATATCCTCGCGCGGCTGCGCCCAGGCCATGATCCCATCATAGATCGGGCAGGCGGCATCGCGATCGAACTCGACGGGCGCGAGCTTGGTGATCAGATCGTCGCGCCGGTGCGGGAAGAGCTTCCACGCGGCCTTGTGCGGCGGCCCGGCCTTGTTCACCTCGCGCCGGAATCTGAGCGTGCCGTTCAGCACATTGATGGCGTAGGGATCGCGATCGAAGGCGTCGGTTTCGACGGTCAGGAACGGCTGCACCAGCCCCGCGACGCAGCGCAGCCGATTGTTGCTCTCGCTCTTCTCCGCCCAGGCATAGAGCAGCGCAGACAGCTTCTTCGGCTTGCCCCGCTCATCGAAACCGATGCGATCGAGCCCGTCCGGGTTCTTCTCCGGATCATATTCGCCCGATTGCATGACGATCCACGCCTCGCGCCTGATCGCGCGCACCATCTTGTAGACCGCGCCCAGCAGCTCGCCGGGAATGCCCTTCTCTTCGGTCGAAAGCATCTTCCAGCGCCGGCCATCCCAGGCGAGCCAGCCCAGCGCCGGCGAGAAACGGAAATCGCGGCCATAGCGATCGCGGAACCGCTCGGCATTGCCGAGATCGGTGCGGTTGTACCGGGCGAGCCGGCGATGCTGCTCGATCCGCTCGCGCGCCCGTCGCCGCGCCCGTTCCCGTGGCGTCTCGTCCGCCTCTTCCCCGCCCCCGGCGGCGCTGTCATCGCCGATGCTTCCAGAGCGGAAGGATGCGTCATCATTCGCCGGCGCACCGCCGAAACCGAGCGGAGGGTTGGAAGCATGGCCCGACGCGCCCCAGCGGCGGGCGCGATCGGCGCGGTCACGGGCGTTGGCGCGCACCTCGGACAAGTCACGCGGATCGAGCGCGCCCTTGTCGAGCCCGCTCTCGATCGAGGCGACGGTCTTTTCGAGGTTCGGCCAGCGGCGCGCGACATCGGTGAGCGCGGCGAGGCACACG